GGTTGTTGTAGTAGGAACTTAATTACTTTATTTACTTTTTTAAAGAGGGGCAAGTTTAACAACTTAGCCCTTTTTTTGTTTTTATAAAAAGGTAAAATATGATTGTTTTAAAACCTATTAGCACTAACCAAACACTAAAGTTTATTCCAAGAGAATACGCCGCTACTAAGGTCATAATAACAGATGAAGCTACTAATACAGAAGCAGAAATAAGCGGAACTTTTACTATTGATAAATACTATTTAACAGCCTCTTTAATATTTAATTTAAAAGAAGGTAGGTTCTATAATTTAAGCGTTTTAAACGGAACGGACATAGTTTATAAAGATAAAATATTTTGCACAAATCAAACAGCTTTAAACTACTCTATTAATAAGGATGAGTTTATAAGTAATGTTTCTTCTAATGAATACATCATTTTATAAATGGAAAATATACACATATTAAATCTAAGTAAATACACCGCCCCTAGTATTGTAGAGGTTAAAAATAAGGAGTGGGTTAATTACGGTACAGACAATAATTACTTTGATTATTTAATTAAGCGTTATGTAGGTTCTACTACTAACAACGCTATTATTAACGGTATGTCTAAAATGATATACGGTAAGGGGGTTGATGCTACAGACTCTAATAGAAAACCAGAACAATATGCACAGTTAAGGTCTATAGTTTCTAAGGAGTGCTTAAAAGCCGCTGTAATGGATAGAAAGTTATTAGGTATGGCTGCCTTGCAAGTTACCTATGATAAAGGAAAGGTAAAAAAAGTTACTCATTTTCCTATGCAGACTTTAAGGGCTGAAAAATGCAATGAAGATGGAGAAGTAGAGGCTTGGTATTACCACCCTAATTGGTCTAAATATAAACAAAGTGATGAGCCTAAAAGAATACCAGCATTTGGATATAATGGGAAAAAAGATAATGAAATATACATAATTAAACCTTATGTAACTGGTTCGTATTATTACCCTCCAGTAGACTATCAAGGTGCTTTGCCTTATGCTTTATTAGAGGAAGAAATTGCTGATTACCTTATTAATGACACCCTAAACGGATTCAGTGGTACTAAGGTAGTAAACTTTAACAATGGTATTCCAGATAAAGAAAAGCAAGAGGAGGTAAAAAATAGTGTTTTAAGCAAATTAACTGGTGCTAGAGGAGAAAAAGTAATAGTAGCTTTTAATAATAATGCAGAAAGTAAGACAACTGTAGATGATATTCCGCTAAATGACGCACCAGCACACTACCAATACCTTTCAGATGAAGCATTTAAAAAGCTAATTGTAGGGCATAGGGTTACTTCTCCTATGTTATTAGGGGTAAGAGATGGTAATAGTGGCTTAGGTAACAACGCTGATGAGATAAAAACGGCTACTTTATTGTTTGACAACCTGACTATTAAGTCATATCAAGAAGAGTTTACTGATGGGTTAGAGGAAATACTAGCTGTAAATGATATTAGTTTAAAACTTTACTTTATTACTATACAACCCTTAGAGTTTACGGACACTACTGGTATGGATGAAGAGACTAAAGAAGAAGAAACTGGTATAAAAATGTCTGCACAAAGCAATCCTTTAATAGATTTAGGAGAAGATTTAGAAGATGAGTGGGAATTAATAGACTCACAAGAAGTGGACTATGATACAGAAGATAAATTAGATGCAGAAATAGAGGCGTTAAACAACCCTAAACAATCTGTATTATCTAAAATGTGGAATTTTGTAAGTACTGGCACAGCTAGACCTAATTCTAAAAGTGAACAAGATAAAGAAATAGGCAATTTAAAATACAAGGTTAGATACAGATACAGTCCTTTATCCTACGATATTAAAACTGTTAGGGATTTTTGCAAGAAAATGGTAGATACAGACAAACTATACAGAAAAGAGGATTTAATAGCTATGGAAACCCAAGTAGTAAATGCTGGATGGGGTCCAAGGGGTGCTGACACTTATTCTATATGGCTTTATAAAGGCGGTGGAGACTGCCACCATAAATGGTTAAGACAAACATTTGCAAGTACCGTAAAAGTAGATGTAAACAATCCTAATGCACCACAAGTATCTACTAACCAAGCTGAGAGAGACGGATTAAGAGTAAGAAACCCAAAAGAGGTAGCTATGAAGCCAATGGATATGCCAAACAGAGGATTTTTACCAACTAACAAAAGATTTAACTAATGGCTAAAGCATTATTTATAACACCAAAAGACCTTAAAAGGTATAGTGTATTTAGCGGAAACCTAGATACTGATAAGTTTATACAATGGATTGAGGTTGCTCAAGAAATTCACATACAAAACTATTTAGGAACGCAGTTATATGAAAAAATAGAGACATTAATAACCACAGATGCTTTAGATGCTAACCCTACATATAAGACCTTACTAGAAACATACATTAAACCTATGACTATACACTGGTCACAAGTGGAAATGCTACCATTCTTGGCTTATACGGTATCTAATGGTGGTATTTACAAACATACAAGCGAAAGTAGTGAAACAGTAACTAAAGACGAAGTGGATTATTTAGCAGAACAAGAACGAGACATAGCACAGCATTACACTAGAAGGTTTATTGATTATATGAGTTTTAACCAATCTACATACCCTGAATATAATTCTAATAGTAATAACGATATGTACCCTGATAAAGAGTCTAATTTCACAGGCTGGGTAATTTAGAAGAACGTAATTGTGACAATAAATGAAAAGATACAAGGTAAAAAAAGAAAACATAGAGAAACTAAAATTGTTTTTAAATAAAGTAAAAAATGGCAAACTTAATAAATTGGGGAATAATATACCTAAGTAGTTGGTGGGGAAATGTAAACGAGCCAAACGGTTGGGGAATAGTCTACCCATTTGACGCTGATGGAAGCAATCTAACTGCAGATACTATTTTAGTGTTAGCAGATACAACACAATTAACAGCAGACCAAACAACATATTAATAAAATAAAAGATGGCAAAACAAGTAATAGGAATAGGAACAACAGCTAATGATGGAACTGGAGACCCATTAAGAACTGCATTTACAAAATCAAACGAAAACTTCACAGAGGTTTATGCAGATGGCTTTACGTCTTATGCTAGGCTTGCTAATGAGTTTAAAACAAGTGCAGCTTTAACCACAGAGGTAGACTTTGCAACCGCACAAGTATTTACTAAGACTTTAGTAGCCGCAGCTACTTTAACATTTGCAAATACTGGTATTGGAATGGTTAAAGATTTAGTTATTACTGGAGATTTTGTTTTAACGCTTCCCGCAGGCACAACGGTTGCTGGTGCTTACGATGGTACTGTCTCTAATTTAATACAAATAGTAGTAACTGGTGCAAGTCAATACTGGTATTCAATCTCAAAATCTATTTAATATGGTAGCAATAAACTTAAACGGAAATATAAAAACATTTAGTAAAATACCAAGTGTTTGGACTGATGAAAACGGTACTCATTTTAACATTAAAGAAGGCTTTGGTTTTTTAGATGTTGTAACGCCTGCTTATGATTCAAGAGTAGAAGAATTATCTGCTATTAAATTAGTTGGAAATGTTTATACTTACGATGTTATTGATAGGGTTATTGTTCAAACTTTGGCAGAGTTAAAGGCACAAAAAATAGATAATTTAAACTCAGTAACGGGGAGAAAATTAGAGGATATTCAATGGCACTGGGACAGGGATAAAAGGACTGAGGGAGCAAAGCCAGTCTCTCAGGAGATTAAGGATTTAGACGTTTCTATTAGATTAGAAAATGACAATATCAAATCAGAAATAAATGCTTTAACTACAAAAAAGGCAGTATTAATTTTTGATTTGCCAAACTCAAATATTTCATAAATGCTAGGACGTAGATTAATAAACACAAAACAAGGAGGCGGTTTTACAGGTGCAGAAATTTATATAAATTTAGATAATGTAAGCGTACAATCCGATAGTAAAACAAACACTTTTAATTCGAATAGTTTTTCTATAAGTTATGACGGTACTAAGGCCTATTTTGGAGAGGCCTCCTTTAATAGTAGTGTGTTTCATCAATATAGCTTATCCACGCCTTATGATTTATCAACTGCAACCTTAGACGGCTCAAAATCTGGTTTATCACAATCTTTCAATTATATTTCTTTGCAAGAGTGGTCTAAAGACGGAAGCGTGTTTTATAGTGGTGGATATTCAAATGGTAATTCACCAACCCCGATAATGTCTTATTCGTTATCAAGTAGTTTTAATTTACTTTCTACCGTAAACTCTACTACGAGTGATTTGCTTGCTTTGAATCAAAACAATAATATAATGGATTGGAATAATGACGGTTTTATTTTTATGAATCAGTCAGATATTACTTCCCCACGAAACAGTCATCAAGTATATGATTTATCTACGCCTTATGATTTAACAACTGCAAACACTTCAAGTTATCAAAACGTATCTATTCCGACTAGAACAATTCAGGGAGTGTCACCCGATAGTTTAGAAGCTAAATTTTGTAATAATGGATTTCAAATTTTAGCAGTTAATTATAAAGGGTATCACCCAAACTATACTGATAGTAAAGTTTCTTTAGTTTCCTACACACTTAGTACTGCCTATGATTTAAGCACCTTGATTTTTGACAAAGAAAAAGATATATCTTCAAATATACAAGATAGAGTAATTGGCGGTATTTGGGTAGATAAAATAACTGGTGATATTTACGTTCCTCGTTATGATTCTAAGAGTTTAGCTCATTTTAAATAAACTACAATATGACTACTTCTGACCTTAAAATCGCTTTTGCTAATCAATTTTAATAAATTTTAACTATAAAATGACTACTTCTGACCTTAAAATCGCTTTTATAAATGTTATAACACTAGGCTTTAACTTTATGCAAATAGACATAATATTAAAGATATTACTAACAGCGGTTGCTATTGGATATACAAGCCATAAATGGTATTTAATGTATAAAAATAAGAAATGAAAAACTTAGTAGAAAGCTGGAAAACAACTGCACTGGGGATATTAGTCTTAATAGCTGCTATTACTTATATATTTATTGTTCAAGATAGTAAAGTCTTTCAGTTTGCTATACTTCTTATTGTAGGTATTGGTTTCTTATTTGCACCAGATACAATCATTGATGGTTTAAGGTCTGTTATAAAATCAAATAAAGATAAAAAATTTTAAATGGAATTAACAGAACACTTTAGTAAAGCGGAATTTAACAGTAAAGATGGGGCTGGAATGCCTCAAGAAGTTTGGGCTAACATAAAGATACTAGCTAAGCAACTAGAAGCCCTTAGAAGCGTTTTAAAAGCACCTATACACATAACTAGTGCTTACCGTTCAGATTTACATAATAAGGCTATAGGAGGCAAATTAAACAGCCAACATTTATTAGGTAAAGCTGCGGATATACAAGTAAAAGGCAAAAGCCCTAAGCAAGTACAGAAAGCTATTTTAAAACTTATAAAAGATGGTAAGATGTTAGAGGGTGGTTTAGGTCTATATGATACATTTGTTCACTATGATATAAGAGGGGATAAAGCTAGATGGTAAAACGCTTAATGTATATTATCATATGTAGTGCAGTTTTGTCTTGTGGAAGTAAAAAGAAAACATTTACTAAGACAGAAAAAAAAATAGAGATAAAAGAAACTGTACTTATAAACCAAAACAAAGCGGTAACAGACTCAAGCACTACATACTTCAACATAGAAACATTAAACCTTGTTTCTTTGGACTCTACACTACCTATAAAAATAATTGATTCTAAAGGCAATACAACAACATTTTACAATGTTAAAGTACTTACTACTATAAAAGACAAAACAACCCTTAAAACGTCTATAAAAGACATACAAAGCAATGTATTAACATCTACTGCAGGTGTAACAACTACTTTAAACACAGAAGTAAAATCTAAAGTAAAAATAGATACTACTTTTATATATATAGGAATAGGTTTAGTTGTTTTATTTATCTTGGCTAAATTCTACAAAAAGTATTTCACAATACTATAAAAACTCCTTTTTTTTAATATAGAGTATATATGTTTTTTAAACATAGCTATAGTTAATAATTAATTTGCTTCTTATTTCTGTATTTATTTTTAGGTTTATACTCTGTTTTAATTTTAAATATAAACTTAGGTTATAAATTAC